CGGGGTTCCATGTAGGTGAAAACCAAGAGTGATGTGCACACGGGCTAGAAGCCACCAAAACGTGCACACACCACTTACATGTCGTACTAAGGATATTCTGTACTCCTGACAAGGCAACAGGCCGCCGCGCGGCGGCCACTCTAATCCAACCTTGGATAGCAGATCGTACCGTCTGCAACAAGGAATCTGGGCTGGAGATCCAAAATCGGTGGTGGGAGACTGTCCTGTTTTCTCTCATAGAACGACCAACACCGTCTGTTTTGACGCAGCTGCTCCATCATAGCTGCACCCTCCTCGAAGTCTACGAGGGTCTCCCGAATCAGTGTCGGGGTCATGAACAGAGTCCAAAGGTACAATGGACGAAGATCAACTCCAGTCGCAGGAGTCGAAGAGTAACGCATAGGAAACGTTACTTCCTGATGTTGACAGATGAATCGAGTCAACTCATGGAGACGCAAGGCTGTTGCGTCCTTCAACACAGCTGGTTTCGGAGCTGTGGGGTGTGTACCGTAGAGCATAGCGGCAATCACACGTCGGTCCAAGCGCGAAGGACCGAACTCACCCACCGATGGCAAGCCTACGCCACCGAACTCCTTAGGGACGAACCAGGGGATACGGTTGTCTGTGAAGATTTCAAGCGATTTGCGATTCGCATTGATGAATTTCTTCAACAGCCGTTCCTGACCCATCGACCCAGGAGCAAGCCGAAATAGTTCTTGGGCGCGCGCTGACAAGTCCGCGTCAACCTCAAGAACACCAGCCTTTCCTCCGGAACGCTTCAAACCACGAAGCAGGCCAAAGTTCACATAACCCGTAAGCTCGAAATGAGCACGGTACGGTAGGACCTCACCGTCGTCGACTCGAATGAAGTTGGTCGAGTTAACGTTTGCGAACAATGTTGAGTAGTAGCACTTGCCTACTGACTCTTCTAGGCCCGCCATCGTGGATAAAGCTTTCCACCACAGGCGCCCCCTCTCTCCAATTCGAAAGAGGCAATCATCACCATTGATGAGTAAGGGAAGTCCAGCAATCAATCTCTTCTGTCGTCTACGTGCTAGTCGCAACTCGCGACCGACGTCTTTCTGCATGGCAAGCCTGCAGACTGCCGCGTTGGCAAGACACAGAATCGGAAATGAGATGATGCTCCCCATCAATTGGCCGGCTCTTTGCGGAACCATGTTACCGCTATTCGGATCTTCCATGTTGTGACCAGTCAGTGCGCGCATGCCAAGCGCAGCAATGCCTACTGGGAATTCACAAACCTTACAGATCTCGAGCCAGATTGCTTCGGAGAGTTCTCCGCGTAAGTTGTCGGTAGCCGCCTTATAGTCACCACTAAGGTAGGCTTGGCCTTCCGCCAACGGGCCGATGACGTCATCGAGGATCGACGCGTCAACCGGTTTTCCGACCAACTGGAACACAGGGTGGTCTGCAAGGATCTGCCACATGAACTTCTGAACGGGCTTCAAACAGAAGTATGTGAGCGGTGGACCTTTGCTGATCACACGCACCTTAAGCGCCTCAGGCAGGGCGACTAGTGCTGTGT